TATTATGAATTATAATAGTATGGAAACTTGCTATGATTTGGGGTTAGACCCTCACGTCCAAACAGGTAAAACACCATCTAGCAATGTTCCATATACATTTAAAAACACATTTGATAGAAGTGAACCTGGCTATGGATATTGTAATAGTGATTTAAAAAATCCTTATTTAACAAGTGAACAATTAAACGCAAGAATGGTCGCGCCATCTATTAACCCTGCGCATTTTCCAAAATGAAGTAAATAAAATCAAATAAAATAAAATAAATCAAAATTAGTTTTAATATGTAAAAACAATATAATAATAAAATTACTTTTAGTATTATATGAAGATTCTCTCTATTGATGTTGGTATAAAAAATTTAGCATATTGTCTTTTTGAAAAATCACCCGATACCAATCAATTTAAAATTACACAATGGGATACTGTCAATATTTCAGAACAAGAAGTATTTAAATGTGAATTTATAGAAAAAAATGTAGTATGTTGTAAACCAGCAAAATTTAAAAAAATCGACAATTGTTTCTGCTTGAAACATGCAAAAAAACAACAAATGCAAATACCAACAACAGAACAGAAACCTTCCTTTATTAATAAACAAAAAATTCAGAAATTATATGAAATCGCGAATTTACATGGTATTAAATACGAAAACAAAATTAAAAAGGCTGACCTAATAATTATGATTAACGAACATATAAGCCAAATCTATTTCCAACCTATCGAATCTACCAACGCATCTGATATAAATTTATTTGATATAGGTAAAAATATTAAACACCATTTCCATAAGCTGTTTTCCAATGAAGGTTGTATAGATTATGTCATTATTGAAAATCAAATCGGACCTATTGCTACACGTATGAAAACGATTCAAGGAATGTTAGTGCAATATTTTGTAATGTCTAACCTAACTGTGAATTGTATTGAATTTATTTCGGCAGCGAATAAACTTAAATGTTGTATAAAAAATGGAGATAAAACAAAATATAGTGAAAGAAAAAAATTAGGTATAGAAAAATGTTTAGAAATAATTACAACTGATTTTAGATTTAACGAACACATACCTTATTTTAATTCACACAAAAAAAAAGATGATTTGTCAGATTCTTTTTTACAAGGGTTGTGGTTCATAAATGATAAAAAAATGTAAAAAATGTAAAAATGTAAAAATGTAAAAATGTAAAAAATGTATTTTTAAATAAAAATATATATTTCAATTCGTATTACTTAAAATTAAATGTTCTATTTAATGAATAATGATGGATGACATTTTGGAGATTTCTGAGTTGGATTTAAATGATAATAATTTTAGTTTTGAAAATAAGTCTTCGAATTTTGGCGGTGGTCTTGAACTCTTAATGAATGATAAAGTTAAAGATAATTTTAGACCCGATAGTGATATTAATTTAGAAGATTTAAATAATTTAGAAAATGAATTAAATAATTTAGTGGATGACATTCCTAGTAGTAGTTTTAAACCAACGTCTGATTTATTTGGGTCTTCTAATTTTGGCTCTGAAGATAAACCATCTGTAAGATTTAATGATTCTACAATTGGTCAATCGACATCTCAAACAGAAAGCGATAATAAAACGTGGGATGGATACGGAAAATTTAACAATATTCCTTTTAATCCAGACAAGGGTGTTTCTAGTGAACCCAAAATGTCTAAAGATGAGATGCTTAGAGAAAAGTTTAAGTATTTAAGAAAGTTGGAAGCACTTGAAAAGAAGGGTGTAGAACTCTCTAAAAAATATAATATGGACTCTTCATTGCAAGAAATGATAGGTGAATATGAAACTATAATGGAAGAAAAAACGAAACTAAATTCAGTTAAATTTCAGGGAAATATGTTGATGGCGATTATTAATGGTATGGAATTTTTAAATAATAAATTTGACCCTTTTGATATCAAGTTAGACGGTTGGAGTGAACAAATCAACGAAAACATAACAGATTATGATGATGTTTTTAGTGAATTATATGAAAAATATAAAAGTAAGGCTTCTATGGCACCTGAATTAAAGTTATTGTTTCAATTGGGCGGTAGTGCTATGATGGTACATATGACAAATACTATGTTTAAGAGTGCAATGCCCGGCATGGATGATATTTTAAGACAAAATCCAGATTTAATGCGCTCATTCCAAAACGCAGCTGTTAATTCAATGGCACAAACAAGTCCTGGGTTTTCAGGTTTTATGTCAAATATGATGAACCCTGAACCTCAAGTATCACAAGGTATGGGACCTCCTCCTCCATTGGCTACACAAGGTCCTAATGCTGTCTCTCCTCCATCCGGAAGACCTGGAAACAATAATTATGCTAACCGGCCTGATTTAAATTTTAGTCGTAGTAATTTTACAAATGATGGTATTAGTTTGAGAGAAAATTTCGAAAGACCAGATGTTCAAGATAGAACAACTAGTAGAAGACAACAACAATCATCATCTCGTCCAGAAATGAAAGGACCAAGTGATATTTCAGATATTCTCTCTGGTTTAAAAACCAAGACTATTAATATTCAAGAGCCACAACAACAATCCTATTCTGCTCAAAATGATAGCAGCACAATTAGTATTAGTGATTTAAAGGAACTACAATCAGACGGTAATATGCCTAAGCGCAGTGGTCGACGTAAGAAGTCAGCTAGTAACACTGTATCATTAGATATTTAGAGCGACACATTCTTCTATAAAACTGTGTATATATATTATTTATAATACAAAATAATATATAAGTAATATATACAAAATAAAACAATAAAACTACTTATTTTTTTAGCATTAACGTAATACTATTACTCCAAAATTGTTTTTGTAATTTTTTATTAAGAACAAAATTGTGAAAAATCTTTGGAACCCATTTGCAAATTGGAATAAATGAATGCCTATATAATTCACCATTGTAATATTTATTAATCATTTTTTTATTGTTATAATACGTTTTTGCTTCTTGGAAAGTTTCAAATTTATAACAGATAAAACCATCAATTACAACAGATTTAGAAGAAGATTTTTGAACACATAAGTAAACTGTATCAAACCATTCTTTTTTTTTCGGTTCTTTCGGTTCTTCTTCTTGCGGTTCTTTCGGTAAATTCAATAAATCATGTGTAAAAAAAGTTTCAGTTAAACAAGACATTATAAATAGTAATTTTATTTCTTTAATATTATTTATTATATTATAGCATTATACCTTTTTTATTTTATTTAATAATATATATATGTTTAACGTTGGCGCAAGAAATGCATTAAATAGTCCGGTGTTTAAAAAAAAAGTCCAAGAATCCTTAAGCGTAACAGCTGATGCTTTTAATGATCCTATTAAACACGTCGCTACGAAATTTGGTCCTTCAAGTGCCGCATTAGTAACTGGAGCTAATATATTTAAGTCTGCGAAAGAATACAAGGGCTATTACGACAAAGTTGACGAAAGTGCAAATAAATATTTAGCGGAAAAACCTGGCTCATATGACAGAATATCAAAAAATATAGATTTAGGTATGCGTTATAATAGTGAGTATGGTGGTAAAAGAAAGATGAGAAAGATGAGAAGGACGAGAAACACGAGAAAGACGAGAAAGACGAGAAACACGAGAAACACGAGAAACACGAGAAAGACAAAAAGAGTAAGAAAGACAAGAAAAAATTAATATTATGTAGAAACGATTTATAATTTATTATAAATTATTATAAATAATATAAACTAACGTTTTTATATATTTTTGTTTAGCATTTTTTAAAACCAGGACTTAAATTCAATTACTCTATCTGAATTACTCGCCATTACTGGATGTGCGATTGGAACAACTAACGTGCTGACGTCATCAATGTATTTAATATATCCTTGAGCTTCACTATAAACTTGTTGAATACAATAATCTAATACTATTTTATTCAATTCAGCTATCTGTTGAGGAATATTAGCAGGTTGATTCGCTGAATTTTGAAGATAAACACTTCGCATAATTATTTTTATTGTGTCACAGTCTTGAGGTCCTATTAAATATTGGCCATTTGATTTTTTATATATACCTGCTCTTATTCCATTTTGAATTATCTGAATATTTTGTAGAGAGAAAAAAGCTAATGATAGATTTGTGTCGGTCCATATTCCGTCGGTTGCATTTCTAAATGTAGCACATTGGTTTGCAGGTATTTTATCATATATTTGAAATAATGTAGATGTATCTGGTGTTTTTATATC